CGGGTTGTAGAATATTTCCCATACCAGCTGTTGCTATATACATTAAAGCTGCTTTACCTAAATCACTTTTAGCGAATTTCTTAACGCTTTTAACTAAACTTTTAACTCCTTTTTTAGCTCCTTTAAAAACACTCTTAACTAAACTTCCTAAACCGTAACGCGCTCTGCCGCCTTGAGCCCATCCTCTCGTTACACCTGGAATACTGCCTCTAACGCTTTCAGGTGTGATCATCTCTAGTCCTTCATGTACATCCATAATTCCTGCACCATGTGTTTCAGGTGTATCCAAAACTCCTTCTTGTTGAAGTGCTGCAACCATATCTTCTATGCTATAATTTTCAGAATTTATCCCTGGAAATTTTCTCTCAAAGTCTAGAATTATTTTGTTCATAGCATCTTCAGCCATTTGATTTCCTTCAATTTGTTGTCTGCGTACTCCTGGAACTTTAGAAGTTACACCGGGCGCATCAGCTGTCACTCCACCTCCATAATCATAACCAATTCTTCCGCCTTGAGCTAAAGTAAAGGGTACTCCTTTAGCACTTTGCTGTCTTAATAGATCATTAATACTATAATTTTCTTCTCTAAGAATTTCCTGAATTTCTTCATCTGTGGCATCTGGGTTGTGTCTTTTATATCTATTTATTTTATCCCTCATTTGATCTTGTAAATATTCTCTACTATCTGGCATCCCATACATACCTCTAAGTAAAGTATTAGCTGACCCTTTAAACATATCTCTGGTGTATGGTTCTTCATCATCAGTATATGTAATAGGATCCGTTGTTTGTATTGTTCCAGCATCTTCAACATCTTCCTCTATACCCCATGAAGCTTTATCAAGAGTTCCACCTTGTTCTATATATTTTTGTTTCATATCTCTCATTTCTTGATCACTATAAACACCACCACCAGTTTCTCCAATTAATTCTTCAGGAATATATCCTTCTCCTGTTGGAGGACGAGGCATTTCCATTTGTGGCATTAGACTTTGTTCTCTTGTCATAGCTGGAGCTTGACCCTCTCGTGACATTTCTATAATAGCTCTTTGAATATTTTCAGGAGTGATAGGTAAACCTCTAGCCTCTAACCATTGCATAATAAGTTCTTGTGGAGTAGGAGCTGTTTCAACTTGTTCTTGTTCAACCACATCCATGATACCACCACCTACGGGACCTGCGTTTTGATACCCAATTCTTCCGCCTTGAGCCACTTGTTGACCCATTGGAATTAAAGATTGAAGCTCTTCAGATCCTATCTGCATTTCGTCCTCTGTTGGAAAATCTTCAGGACCACCTTGAGCAGTAGACATTTTCATTTTTACAAAGTCTTCAAATTCTCCTTCAAATCCTTGAGCAACCATCGCTTTAAATTCTTTAATAAGTTGCATTAAAACTTCAGCTTGCTCCGTAGGAAGACTTTCTAATAACTGTTGAAATTCTGGATCTTGATATGGATCCATTTCATCATCAGTCATGAAATCTTCAGGACCTCCTCTAGCGACCTCCATGTTTGGAGTGCTTGTTTCTACTTCTTCTGATATGATATCTTCTATTGCCATAATTTTGCCCGAATGTTCAATCTACTTTGTTTTTGCGAATAAATCAAGCTTCGGAACCTCGACGATAACATTCCTTTGAATGTCTTCAACGTTGATTCCTTTAGCTTTCCACTCTTCTTCGCTAGAGTATTCTTCTCCTGTTTTTTTATGCTTTATAATTGTTTTTGTTTTAGCATAGATTAAAGGTACTTCTTTACCATCTACTTTAATTTTATCCATTATGTTACTACATCCTTTTTAATGTTAAGATAGCTAATTCCAATACTGACTCCGTCCGCTACCGTTCCTGCTAATTGAGCCTTTAAAATGGTGCTTGCTTCCAATACTACCGGCACACTAAAAAGTTCATAGCTGGTATTAACCGCTAAAGTTTTAGTACTCTCAATATTAAAAGCATTATTGGTAATGCTAATAGTGGGTGTATTAGAACCTGAATTATTAGTCACTCTAAAGGACCTTAAGACATAAGTTTCTGCAGCTCCTGCTGTTAAAAGGGTTGTTAAATCGGTTGTCGAAATAGTCACTCCATAAAATTTATACTGATTCGTTATTGCCATTATTCTAAAAAGAAGGCTTTAGCTTCTATCTCCTGTTTTAATTCTTCTTGAAAAGTTGTATTTAATTTCTCTAATATAGCATCTAAATCTCTTACTAGGGAGTGAGCTATAGCTGGATCATATTCTTTACTAGCTCTGGTTATAAGCTGTACTATCTTCGCCATAAACTTGCTAGGCCTCCATTTAAATAACTTCCTCTTGGTGCACGTTGAGCTAAACCGCCTCCAGCTATCATATAAGACATATCTCCCCAATCAGTAGTTTGTCCATCATTAGTTGATTTATTTCCACTGTGATAATCACCCCCTGTTGCTTGTGCTTCTGCATGAGATGAAGCTGGTCCTTGATTCATTGTAGCCATGTTTTTCATAAATTGCTGTTTCTGTTGCATCCTAGGAGTTGTATATTTCATGCCTCCATATTTATTCATCCACTTCTGAGCCATCTCTTGTGAAGTCTTAGAACCGAAAGCAGACGTTCCTGGTGCATTCATTCCTTGGAAAGGTCCACTTGTCATTTGAAATGGATTTTGTTGTGTGCCTATTCCTACCGGTCTCCCCATATTACCGGTTTGAAAAAATTGTTTATTCATTGCTATTTGTTGTGGAGTTAATTGTTGTCCTTTAAATGCTTGCGCTGCTAAACTAAATAATGGAGACCCTTTTAGAGCACTCCAAGCAGAAGTAATACCCTCACCTAATCCTTTTTTTTGAGGATATTGATTTAATTTTTCTTGTGCCATTCGTCTATTTTCCCCTTTATCATATTCTTCAAAACCTGTATGTGGTTGTTTAGGATTAGCAAATTGTTGTGCAGTTAATATTGGAAAATTTGTTTGTCTTTGCGTATGATCTGGAACCGACTTTAAATCTTGTCTCATAGCTTTAATTTTAGCGTCTGGAGTCATATTATAATGTTCACCTGCTGTATAATCTCTATCGTAAATATCTGTAATAGGATTTTTACCTGTTAATTTTTCATGATTGGTTTTTTCTCCTTTAGCGTATCTCGTTGCATCGTCCATAGCTAGACTCAAATTGTCATATTTACCTTGTTTATAAAGGTCTGCAAATTCTTGACTATAATTATTTTTATCAGGTTCTCCCCATCCATATGCATCCTTATACATTTGAGTACTAAGATCACTTCCTGGTTCTGTTCGTGGAAAAATATCAACTCCTTTACCCCTGTCTATCCAGTCAAAGTCACCCGTGTTATAGGGGATTTGAGCTGTTTTTCTATTTTCCATATAAGGAAGATAACCCGTATTAATTTGATTAATTGCTTCTCTTTCAGCTGGACTGCTAATTTTTGTTCCCTGAAAGTCATATTGTTTATTAAACCATTCAGGACGTTCTGTTCCATATAAGGGATGACCTCTAAGTGAACCATTAGAACCCATAGCCAAAGGTACTCTCATAATACCACCATCTGCAGCCCCATAACGATCGGTCCATTCTCTCGCGATCCGTGGTTCGTTGGCCCATAAGTATCGTCTCTGTTTATTTGATTTAAATGGCATTAAAATCCTCCATGTCTATATAAATCTACTATGCCACCTTGGGCTTTATATGTTTTAGGCCCTGTCAATCCCAAATAATCCGTCCCTACTTGAGCAGCAAGAGGAATTAATCCCCAACCAGGAACAGCAGATCCTCCTGAAAGTGCAGACCCTAACCAGTCACCTTTACCGGCCCTATAGGTTGCATCCGCTGCACCCAAAACTCCACCTGTAATAGGCATAGCTCTTCCCATAAATTTACTTATAGGTTTAGCGATATTTTTTAGTTTGGAAACATCTATATTTTCAATCCCCAATAATGCTTTGTTTGCTAATTCAGATGGAATTATATTTTGAATTTGACCAAACATATTTCTTGTTTGATTTAAAAACTTAGTAGGGATTTCTCCGGATAAAAGCTCTCCAGTCTTACTTGCCCATGGTGTCCCTCTTAAATTGAGTCCTGCTTTTGTAGCATAACTTTTAGCAATATTTTTAAGGGTAGAGGTATGCACTCCTTCTGATTGACCTAATTTTATTTTTCCAGTCAGTCCTTTCAAAATATCATCTAGATTAGCAAGTCGACCGTGGGTTTGTGAAAACGCTTGAGGAATTTTTGATGTTCCTGCATATATTTTTGCCATTCCAGGTTTTGATCCTTGTGTGTATTTATCTAATCCCCATGGTATATATCTTGGTTGTGTAGCAAACGCACTACCGACTTGACGACTAAATGTTGCTGGATCTAAACCTTGCCAAAATTTTTTCCAGCTATTACTCCCAGTTATTCCCCCAGGATGTGTTCTTCTTTTTATTCCCCCAGAATGTGTTCTTCCTTTCGGAATTGTAGGAGGTTTATGTGCTGGTGGTCCGCCATCGTCACTGCTTGGTGGTGGATTATAACTTGTAGTTGTTGCTCCATCACCACCTGGACTCCAGGTTTCAACTTGTCCTTTTTCTTGCCAACCTGTTGTATTTTGGGGATCATAGTCACCCATCCAGTTTCTAGCCATTATCTTCTCCCGTCTGGTTGTACGTCTACTCTAAAAGTTCCTAGTTTCCAGTCCTGAGAGGTGCTGGTATTAGCAATCTTTAAAGAAACGGCACGTGCTCTTGCACGAGTATCTACTTTAGTTGTACTTGAGCTAATTGTAAAGGGTCCTAATGAAGAGCTCGCCTGGGAACTATTAGGATAATCTCTTAAATTTAATGTAATTTGGGTATCTCCTGTCTGGGAAACAAAATCAGGAATGAATCTTCTAATTTTCATTAGGAATTCTCCATCGCCTTGGAAGGTTGCTCCACCTTCTTTAGTAACTGTTATGTCATAATCACCTGATTCTATATTAGAAGTAATAGCAGTAGTGGTATCTCCAACAACTTGATCGGTTCCTGTTTCCTGTTTAAAATATGTAGTTGTGCCATCTGTATTTCCAACAACATCATAAGAAGTATTAGTATCAGGATCATAAGAAGTAGCATAAGGTTTGTTAAAGACAGAAGAATCCATCCAAGTGGTTCTGGCGAATAAAGCACTCTCATTAGTAGTCCATATAACTCTTTCTAGACTGGAATCTAAATAATTATAAACAACGGCTCTATCAACATTGTTAGAATTGGAAGTACAGTAAAACCATATTATTTCTCCAAACAAATTATTAATACCTGCAGAAATTAATTGATTAGAAGTTTCATTAATATCATCAAATACATAGTCTTCAACTAAACATTGCATTGATTCCAGTTTACCGGCATATTTAAAGAATCCGTTATTAGACATCCAATACGCTGAGCCATCTACTTCAACAGCTGCATTGAGTCCTATTAATCCACAGTTAGTTCCTATTTGTTCAAAAGCAAATACAAAAGGAACTCCGACAAAACGCATTGAAAATAAAGAAGTATCCGTCCATACATAGACAGCATTTCTTCCAAGTTTAGCCCCCATGATCCGTGATCCGTCGGCCAGTCTTTGCGAGCCAGATGTATTGGTTGAAGTAATAGTCCAGGTAGTAATATCTTCTCTATTGGACCATCTAACAAACATATCATCTTGAGTAGAGGTGTCTCCAACAGTGGTTTCAGTTCCAAATAAAACTAAATGCCGATCGGGTGTAGATACCAACATGGTACGTGAAGCTGTTGGCGCTCCACTAATAACAGTGGCTCTCGTTGCAGTAGCATTGCTTAAATTTGAATTCCATTCGAAACAGGGACCATTAACAATAAGAGCAATTACATTTTGACCAAAGCTGTCAATGACCCATAAACCTGGATCAAGAACTTTATCAGTGTTGGTTGATGCACTGCCCCAGCCAGAATAGTCTGAAGTATCTGTAACAGTTGCTCCATTAGAATGAGCAGCTCTTGTAGTTCCTCTTACCGCTCTCGTAATTCCTGTTAGATCACTTCCTGAAACTCCTGTATAAGAAATTTCTTCTGTGCCCACTAAAATGTAATTAGTGCCTGAAGTTGGAAAGCCGGTTACAGAAGTTAAAGTAATACTTGTTCCTGATCCGCCTGTTCCATAAATATCATCTCCTAAAGCTCCATTTAAAGTTGTAGTCTTAGCTCCAGAAACAGTTCCACCAAATTGAGATATACCCCACCCATATGCACCCAGCTGTTCAGCAGGACCAACAGGATAATACCATTTAACAGAAAGGTCTCCATCGGTAGCAGTTGCACTTGCGGTCGATCCCATAGTAATAGTAACTGAGGTAGAATCTACTACTTCAGTTATCATAAAAGTTTTATCATTAAAATCAGAAGCTGAATAACCAGAACCTGTCGGAGGAGTTACACTTTCAAGAAATAAAATATCTCCTGCGGTCATTCCAGAAGTTGTAGATAAAGTAATTGTAAGGATAGCAGAGCCACTATCAGAAGCTAAGGCATTAGTTAAGGCTCCAAAGTTAGTTTTAATGGGGTGAATGTCATAAAAAATTCCCCCTGTATATGCATATAAAATTCTATTAGTTCCTATAATAGAGAAATTAATGGAAGATTGACTAATTACATGGTGTTGGGCTCTAGCTACTCCTGTTAGAGCATTATCTCCTAATTGAGACCATCCGCCTATTTTTTCTGGTGTGTTATATCTAAACCTAACATTTTCTCCACCGGTCCATTGTCCTTCAGCACCTGTAGGAGTAACTTGTTTGTTGAATCCTGGTAAAAATTCTATTTTTTGTAGCATAAAAATCCTTTTTATAACTATATCAGATTGTGGGGAATTTCAATAGATTATTAAAGGAAGGGGAAAGTGTGGTGGTAT